TGTAGTTACAGTAGACCAGCTGATTTGAATAGTAGAATACAAAAAGTATACTTACCAGAACACACAAAAAGAGATTCTTTAAGAGAGGAAATAGGAGATATGAATAAATATTGATAATAGAATAAAGTTTGATCTCTTAAATGCGTTTAAAAATTTAAATAATAATATAAATTTAAATAATAATAATAAGAATATTTACTTAAACATTAAATTTATATTATATATAATATAGAATCACTTAAAAATAGTGAATCCTATTCAATTAAATAAAGTTTTGTAATTATTTTTAAAGAATAAGAAAGTATTAGATTAAAAATGTAATAGTCTTGGTGAAATTACGACATATATATATAATGGTTGGCTTCTTTATGGGTCTCCATTTTTCCACCATTCGGCAGGAGTTGCTTTACAGGCTATGATAAAAGTTGAATCATTTGCTTACGATAGTGATGAAGAACAGTAATACATAAAAAATTGAAAATTATATTTTAACAAATAAAAAAGAAAATGAGTGAAATGCCGAAAATCGGAGAATATGGATGTTTTGTCAAAGACCCTGATTTGACTACCTGGCTTTGTGACATTGAGAATCTAGGGACATGTGCTGTAAATTTCACAATCCAAAATCCAGAAGAATTGAGTAAAGGCTGGATTCAAGGACCTATTCTAAAAGTCATTGCAAAACAAATAGTCACCAAGACTGATCTTGCAACTGTATCACATTACGAACATATTTAATTTTAAATTACAAAAAATAAACAGATTTACTAACAGCAAACTCACATAAAATATTATAGAATTTTAAAATGTAAATCGAAATAAAGCACTTATGGTGTTAAACATCACTCAGCTTAGCTCAGTTGGTAGAGCATCAGGCTGTAAACCTGGTTGTCCCCGGATCGTACCCGGGAGCTGAGATAAACCTTTTTAAAAGAGGTTAAAGAAATTATAGAGTAAATTAACAATATAAATATACTGGTTTCCTTACAGCAAATTTATAGGAAAAAATTCTAAAACTCACGTTTTAAAATTAGGTGACAATAATCTAGGGACCTAAAAAATCTCTGGATTGTTTAATCATAAAAAAAAACAGGAAACCGAAAAATAATCAAAACATACAACATGTATGATATTGGACGCGTGGCGCAATTGGCTAGCGCATGAGATTGCAGAGGAATATTTTATAAAATATTTCGCAACCATCTCGAGGTTACTCGTTCGAGTCGGGTCGTGTCCTTTTCACTTTTCCAAGTAAATAGTAGTATTTTTTAATAAAATTTGAATATTTTTATTTTTTATTTCTTCATATGAAAAAAGAAAAGATAAAACCATGCTTATATTTAATAGTAAATACAGTTAATGATAAGAAATATGTAGGTCAAACTATACAAAAATATAATGATAGAATGGATCAGCATAAAAGGAGGAATGATAATTGTACTCTTTTAAACAGGGCAATTGAGAAATACGGATGGGAAAACTTCATTCATGAACTAATCGAATATTCAGTAGAGGAATCTCTTGATAGATCATAAAGATTATACATTGATCAATATAAAAGCTTTGCATTTAGGAAGGATGGAAAAGGATGGGGGTATAATATGGATGAAGGTGGCAGGAGTGGTGGTCACAGATCAGAAAATACAAAAAAAATATAACTAATTCTTTATTTAATAAATACAAGAAGGAGAATGGAAAAAATGGAACTATAAATGAAATTAAATTTAAATACAGAAAGTCATACAGAGCCAGAATACATAATACTTATTTAGGTTCTTGGAATACAGAAGAGGAAGCACAAGAATCTATTGACTATTATAAATCAACTGGCATTAAATTAAAAAATAAAGAAGAAAGGGGGAGGAAAATTAAATTAACTAATTTGAATACAAAGCAGGAAAAAATTTTCAATAGTATAAAAGAGTGTCAAACATTTTTAGGTTTGACTGGATCAACCGGTTGGAGAATATTAAATGGAAAACGAAAACCTTTAAAAGATTATCATTTAGAATATTATCAAAATAATGAATAAAATTTGAATATTCTATTTTTTTATTTGTTCATATGAAAAAAGAAAAGATAAAACCTAAACCTTGTATTTATTTAATAACAAATACTATAAATAATAAAAAATATGTGGGTCAAACGAAACAGAATCTATATTGCAGAAATAGCCAGCATAAAAGAATGACGGGTGGTTGTATATTACTTAATAGAGCAGTAAAAAAATATGGATGGGATGTTTTTATAGTTGAAGTTATAGAATATTGCGAAGAAAATGAATTAGATACATTAGAAATCAGATATATAGATGAATATAAATCATTTGCATTTAGAGAGGATGGAAAAGGTTATGGTTATAATTGTACGAAAGGCGGTAAGCATAATTATAAACTAAGTGATATTGAAAAAGTAAGAAGAGCAGAATTAAGGTCTAATATAGGTATCAAAAATGATAAAATATTTCAGGGTTGTATAGTGGAAAGAGATGGTAAATTTAATGCAAGATATGGTAAAAATGTTTGGTTAAAAACTTGGGATACTCCAGAACTTGCTCAGAAAGCAATCGATCATTATATAAAAACAGGTGAAAAATTAAATCCAAGAGAAAGAATCAAAAAAAAAGTAAAGGCTACCAATCTAGAAACCGGAGAAATCAAAATTTACAATAGCCAAAAAGAGTGTAGAGAAGATTTAAATTTCAAAAATGTTTCTCATGTACTCAGAGGTTTACGCAAAAAACACCCAGATGGATATCATTTAGAATACTGGCAAGATAATGAATAAAGATTTTGATAGGTTCGGCTAAACCTAATATAGAACAAGATTGTAAATTTAATGTATTATTAAACTTATTTTAAAAAAATATATTACACAAATACTTATAGGATTACGCAAAAAATCTCAAATGGAAATTATTCATAATACTGACAAGATAATGAATAAAGATTTTTAACAAAATATAAAAATTTGATTCTTTTTTTTTACTAAAATAAGTATTAAGTTATTAATGATCAAAAATGATCAAAAATAAATGTTATCTATATTCTATTGATGGAAATTATGGACCCATGAGAATAATATATGAATTTTTAGGATTTGAAAATAATAATTCATTGTCATTAATTCGCTTATTTAAAGGTCATGATCGAAAATTTAGCGATGCTGATTATTGGGCATTATTTCAAATTGTAAAAAAATGTATACTACAACATAACTTTACCGAATATGGCAGATATATTTTTTATCCCGAAGTTTGGAATTGGGTGAATCATTTACTAGGTCCTTATCATAAATATATATTTGCAGGCACAAGCAATCATTATAGACAACACCATCATTCTCATATCTTCCTTATCAAAACCGAAAATGAAAAAATTGTAAGTGAGATTGAATTTATTATGAATACATGTCATTCACCGAGAAATTTAATAGTCATTCGTGGTGCTCAAAAAAAAAATAATCAAGTTCGTTCAAATTCTACTCAAAAAACATTTGTCCCACTGGTAGACGAAAATTCATTATATAAATATTTCTTTAAATACTTTAGAGTTGGATACAAAAGACTTAGAACTGGTAAGTCATTATGCGGTTTTGCAAGAAAATAAAAAAGTCAATTATTTAATTGACAATCTAAAATTAATTAACTTGATTTCAATATGACTAGATCAATCGGGTGGGAAAATATTAAATAGTAAACGAAAACCTTTAAAAGATTACCATTTAGAATACTCAGTTTTTAATTCAAATTTAGTTGGACTGATAATATGTTTTCTGAATAATTATAAAATACTGTTAAATAATAACAAAATATTTTATATTATATTTATATAATATAGATAAATTATGAAAATTAATAAATACAAAATGAAAGAAATATATAAATATTTTATTTACAATTTATTTTTTGTATATATGATTATTAACATGATTTTACAAACAATGATGTCCAAAGATAAATTGTTATATATTTCGATCGCTTCTATTATTTTTTTTTATATTATAATGACATCATATTGGACAAAATATGTAGATGCAATATCAAGGATGAATAGAGAAAAATTTAATTTATCTACAGCTTATAAACAATTTTGGTTATTGCCATGGTTTATATTTTTTTTCGGTGGAGTAGGATGTGCAGTAATTTATAACTGGTGGAGATTTACATTTAAAAAATCTACGTTACCTTTAATACTTATTATTGCTACATTGTGGTTAAGCTGGGATATGTATCCAGTCATGACGATTAATAATGGATCAGAGTTCCAAAATTGGAGTATTTTTTTTTATGATGCTTTTTATGCTAGTTTCGGTTGGCTTTTATTGACAGCATTTTTCTTTAATTTATTATTGGAACCTTCAAAAAAAAATAATTATCTTTTTTACTTTATTTATTTTCTAGGGATTTTATCTGTTTCTATTTTCTTTTATAAGTGGTATACATATGATAGAGAACATACTGAATATAACCTTCTTGTTAAATATGGAGACAAACTTTATTTTGATAAAATGTGCGATCTTGTTGACATTCGAAAATTAAGTGGATTAATCATTTCAATTATTTCAAATACGTTTGTTTTATATTTACTTTACAAAGAATACGAAAATAATATGAGTATGATAGTGGCAGATCCAAAATCCAAAATTGATCCCCTGTTTCAGTAATACTTAATTTTTTATCATACAATATCAAAATTATATAATTTTATGTATAGCTATTATGCTCTTAATAACCATATTTAGTAATAGCTATTAAAATAATAAGTTTATTTTTAATAGCTATGGTAATCAGAGGACAAGGGTTTATAGTCTAGAATTTATAAATGGTGGAAAATTTTCCTGGGCATATGATAAAGAACTAGAATACTATAAACAACAATAAATTATGATAGGGCGAACGCCATATATATGTGTTCCTACGCCGATCGATAGGGAATCAGCCCTATTGACGCAACCTCTTAATCAAAATCAAATTTTTTTTTATTTTTGATCATTTAAATTTGTAATTAAATAATTCAAAATCTTTCTTGTAATAAGTATTTATAAGAAATATAGAATCTTTGTTTAAATACTTACTATAATCTTTATTAGTTTCTTTTTTTTTTATATTTATATCAAAACCCAAAAATTCATTTAATTTATCATTTGATTTATTTAATGATTCTGTATTAAAAACAATAATATTTTTAATTAATTCAGAATTTTCATCCGTAATAAATTTATATTGTGGGATGTTATGATTGTCTAAATCCTCTCTATATAAATAATTATTTTTGATTACATTATATACACGTTTCGCAGTAAAATTTTTTTTAATTAGTCTCCACCAAAACAAATCACTTATAATTCTATCATACGGATTTCGAACAACAGAAAAAATTTTAATATTATCAAAGTTTACATTTAACTTATGTCTAGATTGATAAATAGTTGTATAAACTTGATGTTGAAGAGATATTCTATTATATGGAGAATCTAATAATTTATTTTGAAATCCGCTATATAATGTCTGAGATGTTTTTTATTTTATATTCTTTTCAATTAAAGATCCACCTGTTTTAGGTATATGTATAAACAATAAATTTTCATTTTTATAATATGGCATATTTATTTTATATAATTAAAATTATTATATAATTAAAATTTTTATTGATATTTAAATTATAAGTAGAGATATTAAATTTGATGTTTTAATTAAAAATTGTAAAAAGATGAATCTCGGAAATTTATTATATTTTTTATTTAATCATATAAATAAAAGGTTTGATTAAATGAATAAATATGGTTATTGTGAATGGAAGGAATTGCCTCATGGTTTACCTGGATATTTAGTAAATTCTTATTTATCCGTGAGACACAAAGGTTGTATAGAATGGCAAAGGGAGTTCAGAGAAATAATGTTTAAAAAATATTGCAAATCCGAATCGCCAATAAAAAAATTTATAGATGCTAGACATATATGGTATCTAACATTGGAATTTGCAAATCAAAAGTTTTATGATGGTATACATAATAAATCAGATTATTATAAATTTCCTTTAAAATGCAGACCGGAGTGTGGTGGAAGTTATTATCCTGATTATTATTTTAGAAATAATATTTATAAACCAATTCCAGGTAAATTTAATCTAAATATAGATATTCGATTTAAAATTCTTCCAGCAGATACTATATTTCCAGAGGAAAGGATAATATGTTATTATTATATTGGACCTGAAGGTAGCATAGATTACAATGGATTTTATATTTACAAAAATGGTTTGATTAACTACCCATACAAAAATATATTAAAACAAGTTTTCAATTGTGAGTTAACAATAAATAATATTTATTTAGATTACAAAAAATTAAAATTAATATTAGATAATCATATTTGTTAATGATGGACTGAAATATTATTTCATGAAATGAAATGTAATAAAATTAATTAAGAAGAAAAAATATAAATTTTATGATTATTTAAAAAAAATGCAAATTATTTATTTATTATAGTAAAATTATGGGTGCATACATAAGTTTTATGGGTTTTGGTGGTGCAATTCCGCCATCGATAATTATAAGATTTTTGAAGCTCCAAAAAAAAAATAAATTTCCAAGGAGTTATCAAAAAAAAATAATATTATTATTAATCATAATAGATTTATTCATTCATAAAAAAATGTTAAAACATCCAACGGGTAATGCTTTTTCAACCGCTGGTTCTAAAAAAGATGAAATTACAAATAAATATGGATTAATTTGTGCATGTTTAAATTTTTCAATAATTGTTAATATAGCACTTTTATAATTTTTATAATATAAATTTTAACTTCCAGGAATCTAATCATAAAAAATATAGCATAAAAAATATATTTTATTATATTAAGAATATGAGCAGATTTCCAGAATATATAAACAGAATATTATATTTTTGTAGTTATAATTTACAAAATGTATCAGAAATAATAAACTTTCAATCAAATAATAATGAGATAGAATTTCATAATTATGATAGAAATTATGATAAAGCGAAAGTCCTATCTGAGTGTTCCTACGTTGGCTATGGCAACTCGAAACGCTTCGAAAATGAAAATTTGGTTGGAGCAATTTTTGAAATAACAGGTCTAAAGAAACAATGTTATCAAAAGAAAAAATTTAAATCTCATAAATGTATAAAAAGTAAAAATTGGCCCTGGGATTGTAAAGCTTTCAATTAATTAGAACCGTTCGTCAACATATGCCTAATAGTAAAATTAGTAATCGCAAAGAGAGTACCAAGAAAGATAAGAAGAATGCTGTAGCACCGGGTGTAAATCTAGGTGAAGTATGTAGAAGAGCTAAAAGAAGAGGAATAATCGGTTGTTCAATCGCTTGTTCATTCTCTTGTTTTATTTTCTTCAAATGTTTTTTAGTTTTAAAGTGTAAATTATAATTTGTAAGCTTTATTATTTTGAAACCACAATATGTACATTCATACAATTTCATTCTTATTACATAGTAATCGTTTATAATTCTTTTAGTAATTATATTTATATTTTATTTATTGGAAGATTTCTTTATTTTGTCATTTTTGTCATTTTTTTTTTTAAAAATTATTTTAAAATTTAAAATTAAAATTTTTTTTAATACAAAAAAAAAAAAAAAAAAATAAATAAAAATTTAATATTTAATATTTTTAATATACCAACAAAAAAAAAAAAAATATCAAAAAAAATAAAAAAAAAAAAAAAAAAAAAAATAAAAAAGCTAAAAGTGAAAAAGGATGGGGAAAAG